CGGCAATCGTCAAAGAAAAGTTTCGCGGCGTTGTTTGAGCGTGCTCAGCGTTAAACATGCGCAAATAAAAACTAACGCTAGCGCTAGCCGGAATAAGTTCGCTTGATCTATCTGAGGCGATATCAGTTGTTGAAAATCGGACTAGTGAGCGCGCAGACTCTGCAGAAGAGGATGCTGCTTGTGCATAGATAGAAAAAACTTCCATTGTGTCAGAGGCGCCCATGTTAGCGCCTGTCCCCCGATCAACCATATTAATTTTATACGCATTTGTAATCGTTGTATCGGTTGTCGCAGTATACCTTTTAATCGTCATTATTTAATTACACCCTTAATGTCCTCTAGGGGCTCTCTAACCTCGAAAATGACGTCATCTGGCGCCAGAATCCATCGTCCATCTGCAGACATGTTCTCTGCAACGTCAAATCCAACATCTGAGTAGTCGCCGCCAGTTTTAGCAGTAACGTTAACAAACGTTGTATCAATAACTCCTTCGACGTCATTGATAACCTTATAAAGCCTTGTTATAGAAAAAGCTTCTCCAATTTCCCCCTTTCTGGAAAAGTGTTCTTGCAAGGTTAACATTACTTGGCTCAGTACAAACTGTTTTGTAAAATTAAGATCCGAAACACATTTAAACTCGATAGCTAAATTCACTATTTTAGCGTCAAGAATATCGACCGAATCATTTATCATCCTATAATTATTAAGCCATGTTGCCAAGTTGCCTTTTATCGTAGAATGGGCCATGGTCAAATTACCAAAAGAATCTTCAGAAATAATGTGCAAATTCAAGTTTCTTCGAAAAGAATCATGATCCTGTACAACAGTGCACCTTTTTATTGCACCATATGCTGGCGGCATTGAATACGCCAATGTTCTATAGTCCTGTTTTGTAACTGCGCGATGCTGCGCGGAAAACGCGCCTGCAACTCTATGTTTAAGCTCTTCTACCGATGGAAATGACACATCGCCAACAATAGGGTCTGCATTTATAACCTCTATAGAGGTCATTACATCTGAAATTTTAGCGCTATCAGTGGCTTCTTCCGGAAAAAAGAGCAAAGGAGTAACTACCTCTGTCAGCGAAGCGGCGCTAGCGTTAACATTTCTTCTGCTATTTGTTCTCAGGGTTATTGTTAAAGTTGTGTTTGCCGGTGAGATGCCAAACTTATCCGACTGAACTAGCTTGCTGGGGTCCAGATTAACTTCTGGTGTATAATTTTTTCCATGTTTCTGCATTATAACAGTCTGTGGATTATCTATGGATTCGGTTGTTAGCTCAGTTTCAGATCCATACCCAAACTGTAAAAATGATCGGTCGCCATCTCTTTCGACGACAAAGCGACGAGGAACTGTTGCTGCTTTCAATAGCACGCTTGGCTCTGCGGATGTGGCCTTTTTTCTGTTGAGAACAGGCTGGTAAACTGTATTTTGTGATAAATACTCCACTTCAAAATATTCGTGACCTTCGTTGTCAAATACAGAAACAACCTCTGTTACGTTGTTGTCTGGCAGGGGTATTTTAAGGAACCTTTCGAAAGACCCAACATCGTGCTGCACTAACACAATCTCACCTGACATGACTTGACCATAGACGCGGACGGCGAAGGAGGTTGGGTTTCCAGTGGCGCTGTCCTCGGCGGCTACAACAACTTCATTCTCGCTATTCGAAAAGTCGACGTCCTCCGTTAGTAAAAATCGATTTCCATTTGTTGTGCTGAATGAGGAGCCGCGGCGTAACGTCGGCAAGTAATCTCTGTCGGGACTCAGGCCGGTGGCACTAGCGGGGATGATGGCATAAAAAGTTGCAGTACCAAAAGAAGAGGGGTTCGATAGATGTTTGTAACCTACCTGATTGCCTAATTTAACAACATTATTAAATTCTGTCGCTGTTTCTAAGAATGACTCATTTGTCTGGTAGTCCAGGTAAAAAGATAAAATATCGCCAACATATGCAACAGTGTCCAACATCAACGAACCAAAGGAGGCCTCATTAAAATCCTTATAAGAATTTGGATAATAGCGCCTTGCATGCTCGATTAGATCTTCTTTTATAGCTTCAAAGTCGCGGCTCGTATATCTAATTGGAACATTTGTAATTTTCTTTGTCATATAAATATTTCTTCCTTTAGAATAATTAGCTATTTCTTAATATTTAAACATCAACGGTCAAGAGATTTGTCACATTAAGCGGAATTATACTGTAACGTATCGACACTGTTAAAGATGCCGCGGAAGTGATTGAGGAGCCGCGGCCCTTATCGCTACTGCTAATATTAACAGCGTCCAGTGAAATAAATGGCATGTACATGTGTGTTTGTTTTTTAATCTTTTCAAATATTTCTCTCTTTAAAGCTGCCGTGTCATTCTCAAATAAGAAATTTCTAAGGCCCACGCCAAACAAAGGATCCATCATTTTTTCGCCCGGGCACGTTAAAATTAAATTTTTAAAATTTTGCGCAACCGAACTTTCGTGTGTTTCATTTAAAAGATGTCCGCCATTTGGCGACAACGACATGGGAAGTTTTGGCGAGATACCTATCATTTTTCTTTCCTTTTTGACTGTGCAATTAGGGCCCTGCGGTTTTGACCAACAGCACCGCCACCGGACGTTATCGATGGGTGCGTATAGTGATCATCATCCGCGTTGACAACGGCGTCGCGAGCGACATCAATGGCTTCTGAAGATTGCGGAAATGTATTTGACGGCTTAAATCCCATTTTTATAGCAGTTAACATCATAGAATATATAGTCGCTAGCGAAGGGATTGGTTTCAGATTAGTGTTAACAAATGATTTTACATCTTCCTCGGCAGACAACCCAGAAAGAAGGATCTCTTCTATCACGCCCGGCAGGTTTCCTACGGCGCCTCCTGCGGTGGCCGCTTGCCCAAGCGTCTGCAGTTTGAACATGCCCATTTCTTCTGCTGGTAATTCATATGAAAATAGTGGCAATATATGAACGGCTTTTACGGCTTCGCCGCACTCTTCGTCGTCGGCGCACACTACGCGTGGTTTCAAAAGAAGGGCCTTTTCCTTCAGCAGTCCTGTGAGCACTTCTGTGCCCCCAGCCCCTAGGTTAGCGCTAGCGAACCCAGTTAATGTTGTTTCCAAAGAGGTGGCATTTTCAACCACATACTTGCGAGGAAAAACATATGATAAGCGCATGCCATAATTCCAGGGTGAAAGCGTCGCTTTTTTCGGAGAAGCTGAAAAGAGATGACGAAGGTCAATATCGGCATAAGTGTTTTCAGTGGTGGAAAACTTCTCTCTTGTCACTCCCCAAACTACGCGAAAATAGTATAATGATTCGGGCCCACCGGCCTTTGCCTGTTGTGACACGATATTTTGTAATTTACTTTTTTTACTAGCGCTGAGATATTTCGCACTGATCGGCATTGGTGCTGTGTGGTACCCGATCTCAGGGCCGTTTTTTAAATTAAGTCCGGTCCAATCCTGCTCTTCAAAGTCTTCCGCTACCTTGTCAAACCACGTCTTTGCCTCACTAAGCGGAAAGCTCGAACCATAAACGCTTTGGCCGTGCTGACTTGCTAAGTCGATATAAGTCTGATGTTTCAGCAGAAAGTCATTTTTCCACGACCAGAACGCTGGCGTCAGATCACCTACACCGGCGACGGCGCCCTGCATGAGTTGGACCTCGCCCCACTCATTTACGAAAAAATTTGTCACTAGGCTGGGGTTCGTGACCCATGAAATCTCTCCGGCGCCGGGATATCCAACCTCAAAGCGCTTCCACACTGATGTTATTTTCGTATAAGGCTCGGGCGAGGCTGCAGTAAAACTTCTCGCAGCCAAATCGTTAATGTATCTCTGAAGCGCATGAGAGTTGACAACTCCTGTTAACAGGTCTGCCTTACCGGGAATTTTAACCGCATCGTCAGTGATGGAAATGTTTTCAATGCGATTTGCAAGAAACGCAGCAAGATTTGCAGCTACCGAAGCGCCCATTTCCTGATGTACTTTCTGCGCGACCGGCATGTCTACCTGTGAGGGGAGCGATGGGTTCTTATCGGACCACCACTTGGGATACGCACGAATATACCTTTCTAGTATTAGACCACCATTAATATAAATGTCTTTTGGGAGCGCCTCATCCTCGTCCTCAGACTTGGAGCGCGCAAGATAGTGCGGCGCAACGTTTCTTATTGGTAGAGTCTGCAAAATATCATGAACATAACCTAGTTTAGTGTCCACTTCTTCGTTTTCGTCTTCACTCTCTGCGTACATTTCTACAATTGTCGGCGTCATCCGATCAATTTGTTCACTTAGCATCATAGGAAGTGGATTCTCAAGATCCGCTAGTGCAACCACCTCTCCTGCTTGTTCGCGCGCGCTTAAAATTGTTCTAGCATAAAGAATAATGTCATTAAAGCGACTCCCCAGTCTTTTTCTCAAATTATCCATCATCAAATCAATCATATATGGCTCTTTAAGCACCACATCTGGGGAGATCTCTGAAAATATAAACAAGCCCATAAACACAACTTCAGCAACCGCTAATTGAAGTTCTGCGGCCACAGTGGACTCTAAGAGGGCAACATCAGTTGCTTTTTTTAAGCCCAAGTCAGTTTGCAGCGCGTCCCTTCTTAGAGTTGTGGTCGATTTTAAATCTTCTATATCT